CAAAGATGGACGGCGTGAAGGTCGGTCGCTCCACATTCCCGTCAAAGCCCCAGCACGGCCCGTCCGGGGCGGCTTCGCGGCTCACCGTGATCTGATGCGCCCGAAAGCAGCCGGGGCACCAGAACGCCACCCGCCCGCCCTCAAGCCGACGCAGCTTCGTGCCGAGGGCGCTCATCAGAACTCGCCATCTTCGGGCAACTGGACCCGTGCGGGCTTGAATACCGCCCGGTTCACGGCCATGAACCCAAGCTCGATCTGCGTCCGGCCAGCAGCCAGCCATCGCTTGTCGGTGTCGGGGTCCGCTGCAAGGTGGTCGAGCAGACGCAGCACGCGCTCCTCAATCTCCTTGTTCGCATTCACGCTGTGGACGGCACCCGCGCTCTGCGCGCGATACCCCGCAACTGGCAGCCCTTCGTGCTTCTTTTCACTGTCCATTGCGTCGTCCCCATGATCCGGCCCAAAGGCCACAATATCGTCCAGTGACGCCGTGGGTCCGAACAGGCCGCTGAATGAATACACGCGGCCTGTTCGGGCGCACCGGAACCAATATCGGTCTGGATGCGCATACTCCATCGGGCCGCGCCTCTCGCCCAAACCATCGACGTAAATCCGCCCCTCTTTGAGCACGCCACCCGGTCGTGCCTGATGCGTGCTGCCGGTCCCCATCACGCAAAGCCCATGATCCGGCGGGCCTCGGCCCGGAAATCTTCCGTGACCTCGCCCGCCTCCACCGCCTGATCCAGCTTCGCCGCCTGCACCTTGCGCTCTGCCGCCGCCAGCTGCTCGCGGATGCCGGACGACGCCATGATGTCCTTCATCATCCGCCCGATGAAATGCAGGCTCTTCGGGTCGATCTCTTTCGCCTCCTTGATCATCTCGGCCTGCATCACCTTGAAGGCCAGGGCGGTGATCATCTGGAACAGCACGTTGTGCCGCTTGGCCTCTTCGCCGATCCCGGCCTCGGTCATCCATTCGGTGGCCCAGGCACTGGCGGCTTCCTGCACCTTCACGAACTCGGCATACTCGGCCCCAAAGCTGTGCAGCGCGGACTTCTGGATGCGCAGCTCCAGGCCCTCTTCCTCCAGCTTCCAGTTCAGGCTTTCGGCCAGCGACTCGTACCCGGCAAAGCCGCGCGTGCGCAGTTCCGCCTCCAGCCAGCGCTTCAGCTCGGGGGGCAGCAGGTCGACCTTGCGGGGGGCGGGCATGCTCAGCGCCTCGGGGCGGGGCGCTGCACGTCCGGGTGCGTGGCCAGCCCGCGCGCCAGTTCGCAGCCGCGCGCCGTGGCGGTCACCACGATGAACTCTGCCCGGTCCTCACAGGTGACAAAGCCCTGCTCGCGCAGCCAGGCCAGTTCGGTGATCACCTGATCGCGGGTCGATGGCACGCCGACGCCGATCAGCACCGACTGCAGGATCGACCCGTTGCTGGTGTATTCCGCGCAGGCCTCCAGGTGCTTGAGGATCGCCAGACGGCGGTGCCTGCGCACCAGATCGCCATAATCGCTCATCGCTTGGACGCCTCCAGAAGATGCGCGTCATGCCGCGCGACCACGTTTTCCAGCCGCTCCATGATTGCGGCACTGCCCGTCATGACCTGGCTCATCGTGGCGATTTCGCCCTTGAGCTCGGCCATCGCCAGTTCAAGCCGATGCGTGTCCTTGATCGTTGGCATCGACCCCTGGCCCTGTTCCACGGTGCTGATCCGGGCGTCGTGCTGATGCAGCTGATCGGCATGGGCATCCAGCCGCTTGGCATTGGCCCGGCTGCCCGAGGCCATCAGGTTCCAGATCGTCAGGGCAAAGGTCAGCAGCATGTTCAGGGCCACCACCCAGGCGACCAGCGGGCTGATGTTCAGCATGTCGCCGCTCATTTGCCGATCCACTTTCCGGCCACGTCTTTGATCGTGTGCCCGCCCATGTAAAGGCCCATGTAAAGCGCGCTGATCCCCATCAGATGCTCGAACGGCATCGGCGGCAGGGCGATCTTCCAGAAAGCGTTGGCCAGGTGCAGGACGATCACGTTCCAGAACCACAGCACGCCCAGCCCGTACATGCCCAAGGGCCGCCAGGCGCGCACCCAGACCGGCTCGGTCTTTTCCAGTTCGAAGATCGCCTGCCTGGCATCAAGCTCTGCCGTGTGCAGCGCGATGATCTCCGGGGCCAGGGCCTCGGTATCGGTGATCGCCTGGCGCACCACATCCGGGTGCTCGGCGGCAAAGCCTTCCAGCGCCTCGGGCCGCACCCCGGCCTGATCGGCGATGGTGCGCACCACCTCGGTGGCCAGCGCGCCACCGGCCTTGCCAAGCTTCTGTGACAGGACCTTTTCGACAAACGGCGCGCCGACCTGGGCGGCAAGGGCAATCAGGGCAGACATCAGAAGCTCCTCAGAAAACGCGCCAGACGCGGCAGCGGGCGCTGCACGGTCGCGGCAATGACATCGCGGTATTGGAAGGCCAGCCAGGCGGCCCAGATCAGCGCCAGCCCCAGGGTGGCAGCCCCGGCCCAGGGCAGGTTTGCCAGCGCATCGGTCTGCCCGGTTGTCAGGCCACCCGCGCTGACAGCCGCAGCCGGGGCAGCAACGACGGCCTTGCGCCGCGCATCAATCCGGCGCTGCAGGGTGGACAGGGTGGCGCGGCCCAGAATGCCGTCCACGGTCAGATCATGGTCGCGCTGGAACGCCCGCACGGACTGCGCGGTGATCCGGATGGAATCGGTGCCCACGGCATAACCAAGCCCGGCCAGCGCCGCGCGCGCCGCGCTGAACTCTTCGGCTGACAGCGGCAGGGCGATGCGGGCCGAACCGGTCGCCATCACGGGTTCCGGGGCCGCTTTAACCGGGATGTAAACGCCCTTCAGCAGCAGGTCCGCCTCCCGCGCCCGGCGCTTGACCAGACCGGGCAGCACCTTGCCGCCACCCTTGTTCCAGGCGGCAAGCCCCTTGCGGGCGGCACCGGCATTGTCCGCGATCCAGGCCTTGACCCAGCTGGCGCGCCCGATGGCCCCGGTGTTGAAGTGGAACATGACACCGGCGTCAAACTCGTGCTGCACCGGCGCGCCGCGCAGCATTGCCCGGTCAACGGCTGGCTCGTAGTTTCTGGCCAGCGCCATAGCCAGCAGGCCCTGGGCAAGGTGGCGCGTGATCACCATGCCCGCATGCGGCGTCACCACGCCCGAGGCTGCGGTCAGCCCGGCCCCGATGGTCCAGACGCCGGCCGGGCAGCGATAGGCGCGCAGCACCACGCCCTCTTCGGCTTCAAGCATGGCAAGGCCCGGCTCCGATATGCGCATGATCAATCCCCGGTGGATACCGGATGACCTTCGCAAATCAGGGGGGGCGATGTGACCTTGAAAGGTTTCGGGGGTGGCCCGGTGCCGCGCCGGTCAGGCCGCCTGCATACTGTGGCAGACCGGAACGCCCGCTGTCAAAGGGGCAGCTTCATCTGCGCCGATCCGGCCTCGGCCTCGATGTCCGCACGGTACAAAGACACGGTGCGCGTGTGCAGATCACAGGCCAGCGCCACCTCCTGCAGCGACCGGCCTGCGCGCAGCATGGCCATGGCCTCGGCCCGCCGCCGTTTCATCCCCCGCGCATCGGCGCAGGGCAGCGTGATCTTGCCATGGCCGAAGACCGCAATCATCTGCGTGGCGGCGTCAACACCGATCACACCCGCCAGCGCCGATCCTTCGGCCTTGACGGGAAGCGATATCTGACAGCCGCCCCAGCGGCCCAGCAGCGCGGTGGTCGCCTCGCGCCCGATGGCCTCCTCGATCTGTGCGGCCAGGCCATGAAACAGGGTCATGCCGGATCGTCCCCGTCCCCGGCCAGCCCCTGCGCGCCCTCGTCGGGCGGGTGGCTGCCGCGCCGCCAGTCGGCGTCGATGACGGTGGTCACGACCGGGCCATGCGGGCCGTCCTTGACCCGGAACGACCAGCCGTCGACGACAACCCCGCAGGCCCCGGCCTGCACCGCCGTCTCGACCCGCCGCGCAATGTCCCGCCGCAGGCGCTCGATATCGAAGCCGCCCACGCGCTCCAGATACCGCAGCACCGCG